CATTTGGTAATCCTCTGAAAAAAGTGACCAAGCTACCACTCTTGCGGAGCGCGCACCTTGGACGATTCCCGAATTGCCGACATGCCATCACCTTCGACCAGACTTGACCCAGCACGCTCAGCCTGCTCACGCATGGCTTCATTGGTACCAAGCAGCCGCTCCTCTTCCTGATTGGGCGCATCGTAGTGCACCGCGTGCATGTACTTTTTGTACAGCGACATCGGAAGCTTGAAAGCAAGCATCTCGTTAACCCCTACGAACCCCTGCCATTCGCCAGTTTTAATCGAGCAGTATTCCCAACCGGGAACCTCCTCGGGTTTGATCGGCTCATAACCAAGCCGAATACGCGCCTGGACAGAATCTCTAGGATTCGTCGTGGTTAACCAACAAGTGTGATAACCAGGAATTTTTGGCAAATCAGGCAACGCGGCCTGAATAAATTGCTGTCGAAACATCTCAACTCGAGCATCATCCGAGAGTTCGCGACTCTCAGTTGCTACGCGATCATACGCAGCCCGGTTTTCTCGCCCTTCGCCAAGAACTTTCTTCAGTCTTTCGTCGCTCATATATAACTCGCTCCCTTATTTAGCGAGAAGAATTGTTACGATCATATTCAGCATAACGCTTTATGTAGCGTTGACGCAAGTCTGCGTTGTCCCAGACGCCTGCGTCGATGAGCGCCTGCTTGCGCTCAGGGCTGATATACACCTCTTTGCGGGTAGACGGGGCAGCGTATTCACGCTTACCGCCGACCGGCGGACCTTTTCGAGTAGCCGCCGCCTTAGGGGCAGGCTTTTCAGTTTCCATGCTAGGTTCCTCTCCGTAACGATGGGGAAGCCTGCGAGCTACCCTGTTGTCCAACTCAATCCAATAATCTTCCTTAGACGGGTCATACCCCTCGGCAGCGAGGCGCTGATCAATGACCTTTACGATGGCCGAATCCTCGTCCTTACCAGACGGGTCGTACCAATCATTGGCATCAATCCACTCCTTAGCATACGCAGCAACACGGGGGTCCTTAACGGACTTTTCCTGTTGGCGTGGCTTTTCAGCCTGCTCCTTCTCCGCTCGCAGCTGACGGGCACGCTCGAGAGCCTGATCGCGAATCTGCAACGCCTTGGTAACGTCTTCACCGTGGCCGTGCTCAATGGCTTTTGCCATGATTCGCTCAGCAAGCTGCGCTTCGTTTAACGCTTCGTTCAGCTTCTGATCGACCGCGCTAACGTTGAACTTGCTTGTCTGCTGCTCAACGCTGGCCAATCGACGCTTGAACTCTTCGTTCTCCGCACGCAAGAACGCCAACTCGCGCTCCTTGTGCTCAATCGCAGCCTTACGACGGAACTTGCGGTTCTGCCGTTGCGCACGCTTCTCTTCCGGAGTTAAAGCACGCTTGCTCTTTTGACCCGCCTCTTCTTCGCCGTCGTCCTCTTCAGAAAGACGGGCATCGCCTTCATCTTCTTCAGACTCGGATTCCTCCGCTTCTTCAGAAGCCTGAGCCTCAATAGGCTGCTCTTCAGGTGGGGTTTCTGTAATGACGTACTCCTCGTTTTCAGGAGTATCGTCGTTTTCAACTAACTGGTCTTTTTCAGACATAAGTCACCTTTTCGACGTTAGTGTCAAATGAACGCTTTAATGGCGAGCGGGTCACCCACTACACCACCAACGATGTCCAGATCGTTGAAGATCACAAACAGGGCTTCTTCTTCCCCATCTTTTCCAAAAGGAACCTTCCAACGATCTCCGCCGTACTTTGGTACCCGGACAAATTCTCCAGGCTTGCACCAATTACCTTCCGGCCAGGACTCCATCGTATTGCGATTCTTGAACGCCAACGGCCCAAGAGTGACTACCTTTGCAATCTGAGTATTCCAAATTTCGGTTTCGCGAGTTTCGTTGTGCAGAATAATACCGCCAGCAGAAGTCTTCTTTGCTGAGCGAATCTGCACCAGAACTCGAGAACCAAACGGAACCAATCCCGGCTCTACACTAGGAAAAGCCTCATCCAAATTAGACATTTAAAACTCCTCTCCGTCTTCTTCATTTTGTTTTAGAAGACGATCAATATAAGTTAACGCGGCCTGCAACCCGGCGTAAGTGCCCACTGCCTTGCCATATTCAAACGAAGCATCCTTACCTTCCAGTTGCCGCTTCATCGCGTCGTGTGCAACGCGAGCCTTGGCCAACTCCAATTCATCAATGATGCGTTCAATCATGCGTTTTGTTTACCTTTGCTAATCATGGCGGGCGTTGGTTTTGGGTCGCCCTTGGTACCCTTCGTCACTTCAATCTCACCTTTCTTTGGTCCACCGTTGACCATCTTCTGGCCATCCAGCTTCATTCCCATCGCCAGCATGTGATGCTGCTTCATGTAATCGTCTGCCATAAATCACTCCTACGGGTTAATACCCGTGCCCGTTGAAACACCAACCTTTTCACCCGTGAGAACTTCCGCAGCAGCGATGTCCTTCGCCGTCTGGTTGTCTTCACGATTCGTAACCATCTTGACACGCAGCTCTGCCGCTTGGCGCTCATCCAGACGATCCTGCTTGAGGACCTCGCGCTGTGCCGACTGCTGCATTTTCGCCGCCTGCTCTTGAGTACCAGCCTGCGCCTTCTGCGCCTCCAACTGCAACTCCGCCTGCTTGACTTGGATGTTGGCCTGATCCGCAGCAGCCTTGCGCTGGGTCTCCGCCATCTGGGCAGCGGTCTTCGGATCATCCGGCGCCATGCTTTGCATCTGCTGCATGACTTGCATCGCCTGCTGCACGATCTGCGGAATCGCGCTAAATGCGCTTGCCGCATCCGGAACAACACGCTGCGATGCAGCCGCCAGCATCTGGTCAAAGCTGCGCTTTAACTCCGGACTACTCTTTTTCCTCTGGATTTCCGAGATGTCCATACCCACCGCTTTAGACGCAACTTCAAAGACATGATTCGCATACCAAAGCGCGATATGTTCCTTGAGATGGTTAAGAATGATAGGAATGTATGTCCCCGACATGAGGAAACTGCCACCCAATACGGGGCTAGTGAGATAGTCCAAGTGGACTTGGATGTGCGCAAGATGATCCTGTTCTGGGAACGCCGATAATGGACGCCCAAGAGTTGCAGCAATGTTTTCATTGACAGCATTCATCTCCTTCGGTTTTGGCGCTGGGATCAACAGATCCTTGGCGTTCGGAATCTTCAGCTGATCAAGAATGCGCTCTTCAACTTTGCGCTGATCGTAAATCTGCGGCAAAGCCACCGCACGCTGAGCCAACGCCTGAACCTGCGCGTACCGCTGGGCTTCGCTGAAAATGTTCGGGTCCGAAACCGGAACAATATCCATCGGCCCTTCAAAGTCAGAACGGCGAACAATCAACTCGCCAAGCTCTTCCTTGACCTCTTCGTCCTCCAAGTACATCGCGTTCAAACGATGCAGGACCTTCAGGGTGCGACCCATCGCATCATGCAATCGCGCATGAATCGCACTGAATACCATCATCCCCTGCTCAATACGCGAGAGCTGCGTACCGACCGGGACGTTGGCGTTGCTGTCGGTGATGTTCTCCATCGTGGTGCGAACCACGCCCTTGCCAGACTCAATCAAAAAGCCCAGCAGTCGGAACAGCGTTTCAGAGGGCTGGTTGAACGGCAGCGGCATCGCAATCTTTCGGATGTCATCCGAGAACGCGCCGCCCTCAATCTCCTTCACCTCGGTCGGATCAATGCGCTCGGACTGACCGCCCTCGCGACCACCCTTCAGCTTCAACATGCCAGGGAAGTTCGCAATGTGCGCAGAATCCAACAGCGCCCGAAGAGCGCCCGTAGCCGCAGCAGAAAGTCCGCCAATCATCTGCGGAATGCCAATCGGGTACGCACCACGCCACGGAACAAACGGGAACTCAATGATCCACTGCATCTCCTCAAGCGTGTCGTCTTCCTCACGCCAGTTGCGATAGATGCTTAGAACCTTACCCGTCGTCTTGTCCAGAGAAACAATGTACGGAGCCAGTCCGTACTCGTCTTCTATGTCAGAAATGACATAGATCTCAAAGATCGTACGCAGCCCGTCAACGTCGTACGCGCTGCTGTCGCGACCCTCAATCTTGTTGTTTGCTTTCTCGGCCTTCGAGACATCCGGCTCCATCGTCGTCGGAGCCAAGTCAACATCACGGTACATCCCAGAGCGAATGCGCTGCTGGTACTCAATCTCCGTCACGTACTGAACGTGCGTCTTGCGCTCGGCCGAATAAAAGTTCGTTGCCGCGTACGGCAAGTAAATGTCGTCAATACCAATGAACAGCGGAACCGGACGGCGCTTGCCAGAGTCCCAGCTCAGCTTCATGTAC